CAGGTACTGTGCTGGTGACCAATCGTCATACCCAACCTCGAGCGAAAAAGAGCTTTCGGTGGTGCCAACATCAAGCACGTTGGCTGTCCATGAATCATACATGGCCGATTCCAGAAGATCGTCAAACGTCTCCATGGAATACTCAATGCCCAAAGACCCCGAAACAGACTCGCCAACCTTAATCAGGTCACTCACCATGCGGTCGGCGCGAATCTCAGCCGAAACAACAGTGTTGGGGTTTGCAGCGAGGTTTTGCGAAACAAATCGCAGTGCCTGCCAGTCGGCAGAGTTTGATGGTGTTGTGCCGTAAGCAGTTTCGGGCACGTATTTTACGCTTACGCGGTTTGACTCAGACATTGCGTGTTCTCCTGAAAGGAATACTGATGTTCGTTTGGTGCCACCCGCCATTAATCCCAAGAGAACGCACGGAGGCTGTGTAGGCGACTATACCACTAAAGCGGGTGTGCTGGTAAAGGGCAACAAAGTCATCAGCAAAGCCATCAGCCGCGCCGGTTGCCGCGCCTTCTGGTACAAATACCTGCCCCACAATAAAGCCCCTGTCCTCGGCGTAGCCTGTGCTGCCGTCCAAGCCTTTTGTTCGCCCTTCGCCAAAAACAAGCGTTAAACGAATCCAAGGCCCGTCTGGCGGAGTAAAGGACAAGTTTTCAAACGCGATCGGAGTGGCCGTCCAGCCCAGCCGCGCACGCTCCTGCACCGCGATTTTCAGTTGCTTAAAACTCATTCAACACCCTTTCAATGGACAGCTGAACAAAAAATGCTGGGGCTTGCTGTGACCACCCTTCGTTCAAGCGAACAATGTACGGGAGATTGTTGCTTAGGTACAGGGTAGGAAAGTCAGGCATGTTTTCTGGGTCGAACACTCCCATGGCGCGTTCCGACAGCTGGCCCAACGGTATGGGGCCGCTTACTGAATAGGACGGCGAGGAAACGGAGGGAATCCAGTTGCTCTGTGCACGCCCCGTATCAACCGGCGTGTTCGCCACAAGCTCACGGTCAATGGCCAGCGCCGCAGTGACCACCGTGGTTTTGTGGTCTTTTTTCACCGCCTCCACAAACTTGGTGGGGGCTACTGTCCAGCGAGATACGCTCATCGGCGCAGCTGCACCGTCAGCGTGGCGTCTGCTGGGTCGCGGGAAATGTTCTTGATCTGCCACACCTGATCGTAAATACGCAGGGCACCACTCTCTTGCAAATCGATGTCCAGCGAGGCCAGCTCAAAGATAGCTTTCAGGTCGCCGGATTTTATCACGCTGCCATCTATTTCGCGGGTACTGTAGCTTACGGCTACACATCGCACAGTGACCTCCGGCTGCACGGACAATACGTTGGTTGCAGGGTCAAAGATTCCGGCCGGCCGGTAGTAGGCCACATTCAACAGGTCGCCCAGTGAGCGAAACGCCAGAGCAACGTTATCCTGAATCAGCTTCTTCATCGCCGAACTACCCTCACAACAGAGTCGCGGCCCGTATTAATCGTGCCGTACTGGTTCACCATCAGCTTCACGCCGGTAGGCATCGCGCCTTTGCGATCGCCTTTGTTGAAGTTTAGTGCGATGGGGCCAACACGCAATGACGTAAGCCCCGTAGCAGGGTCACTCGACAGGTTTTCTTTCAGCAACTCGGCCGCGTATTCCGCCGTGGCTACCTGCAGGAAGTCTGGGATTTCTGTGTCTGTGAAATAAGCGTCCCGGTTATAAACCTTGACCTCTTTTCTGGGCCAGCTCAGCGGCTGGTCGTTCGCCGATGCGATTCCGTACCACGTCACATAGCGGTCTAGCAGCCGTGTGGCCATGAGCAGCGCACGCTTTTGATTCGTCTCGCCCGCCTCATCCCAAGCTGGGACATCGAGCCGCGTGCCTAGAATTACTGTGGCATCACCTTGAGAAACGTAGCAGTTAAAACCTTCTAACGTAGGGTCTGGCTGTAGCATTGCCGTATTCCTCGGATATAAAAATGGGGGCCGAAGCCCCCATCTTACGTTACACGCTTATGCTTAGTCGAACAGTCCGCGAGCACCGGGGCCAGCTTTGATACCGTTCGCAGCAGCCATAACGCTGTCCCAGTTGGTAGACAGGGCCAGAGCCGCGTCATCTGGGTTAGCGCCACCGTTTGTAACGTCCCACTTCATGCCACGCACTTTCATGTTGTAGGCATACTCACCTTGGATACGCATGATCAGGTTTTCCTTACCCGTAACCATGTCGCTCACAATCTCTTGCTGCTCGGATTCGGCAATGGTGCAAGCGCCGCGAGTCAGGCCGAGAATGTTGTACTGGTCAGGCGTACCAGAAGTGATCAGCGGAGAGCTGTCCACAACGATAACCGGACGGTTCAGTGTTGCCACTGTGCCGGTGTAGATGGTCACGCCCGCAACTTCAAACACCTTGTCCGCAACCGCTTGGCGCATCAGGTCGAAGTACGACTTGGAGTGCATCATCCACGCAACAACGTTGCGCTCGCCGTCACCCATCTTGGACAGAATGTCGATCAGTCCAGTGTGAGTAGGCGTACCCGCAGTGCCATCGTGCAGTGCACCAGAGCCAAGAGCCGTGATAGCTGCAACCAGAACACGTGCCGCAGTGTCCGCCATATCAACAGCAGAGGCTTTACCCACCTGCTCGCCCAGCAAGAAAGACATTTCCTGTGGGTCACTGGCAATTTTGCGGAAAGAGTCGAGCGTGTTAGCAACAGGCCCGATCTTACGGTTCACTTTCACGCCGATGAACTCATCCTGCGTCATCGCCGAGTCAGTAGCGTCAGCTACGGACGTGACGTTTCGGCGGGTGATCAGGTTGCTGATGTTCTTAACGAACGATTCCTTCTCATAGTCGCCCTTCAAGCGGTTAGGCTCAATGGTGATCGCGCCCTGAGAGGCAGCGTTAAAAATGTTGGAGTTTTGCTCCAACGCCTCGGAGTAACCACCAAAAAATTCTTCTTGGTAGATTACGAAGTTTGCCTTTGTGCCTACTGCCATGGGGAAGTTCCTCTATTTAACTTGCTTTTTGTGCGGGGGCACTTGGCAAGGCCAAATACGCATCGCGTCCATGTTCACCGATATATTTTGCCTTATCCGCTGCAGTGCGGAAATCAGCTTTGGTACGAACGGTGCCACTTCCCGTGTTTCCGCCACCAGCGTTGTCGGCTCCCCCTCCACCGCTGGGTTTGAATAAATGTGATGCTGTAGCCGACAGCTTCTTACCAAACTCCCGCATTGTCAAGGCTTCTACACCACTCTCACCGTAGACAATCTCGTTGTCTACCATGGGAACGACCTTATCTTCATGCAAACGGAACACAGAACGGCCCCGAGCAATGAAGTCATTCATCGGTTCGCCTTCCTGCACGCCCAACTCGCCGCCTACCTTGCGCAACTCATCTGTGATCAGCAGTGAAGCAAGCCGCTGATCTTTTTCACTCAGCTTTTGCTCGACTTCGCCGAACTTTGTTTCCCACGACTGGTTGTTCTTTTGGATGCGGGCTTGGACGAGTTCTTCAATTTTGGTGGGGTCTGCTTTTTCAAGGTCGGCCTCGCGTGACAGCAGGTTCTGATACTTATCTGGGTCTACGTCTTTAAACGTGCCCAGCTGCTTTTTCAGGTCTTTTACGTTCGTGCGCTCAGTGTCCAGCGCCTTCTTCAAGCCGCCAACGTCCGGCAGCCCTTCTACCTGCAAAGTAAACCCGCTCTTGTCCTCTTTCTCAGAGTAGAGTGCGTGCTGTTCTTCTGGCAGACCTTCAAGTGTTTCTAGTTCAAGCTTCAAACCCATGGCTATATCCTCCCGATATAAAACCAGCATCACGCTGGTGCCGTTTTACAAACTGTCGACCATTATCTTAACGGTCTGGTCTTGGTTTTCACCATTGGTGGCCGTGATGCGGTTTGTCAGGAAATAGGCCATGCCTTCAACCCCACCCGTCACAAACACCTTGGTTCTGGTTAAATCATCGTTTATTTCAGGTGACTCGGTGACCAAAAAAGGCGGCACCGTTGGGCCTTGCACTATCCATGAGGACGTAACAACGTCTGCGCCCTGCAGCCAGCCGTCACCGCCCTCAACATTAAGCCCGTTGCTGTCCCCCCAATTAACACCGACCGCTGTGCGGCCGTCAGGGTCATGTGGGTACTTGTCCATTATGCAGATGCTTCGTACGTCAGCGAATCCACTTCAACCGTATCGCCAGCACCAATGGCCAAACTGGTGATGTTGATGTCAGCGCCGCTAGTGCCAACAGTGCCCGTAATCATCACCGTGCCAGCAGACCGTTTCAACACGAATTTTGAAATGGTGCCACCCACCGCGTTGGTGTCTGCAGCGATAGCGTTTGCCGTAGCAGCACCAGCAGCAGCATCACCAAAAGCCGGTGAGCCGAACGCGGGTTCTGCGACTTTAGCACTGCCGGTAGTCTGAAATTCGACCTTTCCGCCGTTGAGTTGGTCTACAACGTAGTCAGCCAGCCCGTTACGGACATCGGCTTCATGGGTTATTGCCATTAGATTCGCCTCGCTCTTTGATCAGGTTTAGCGCTTCGGCTTCCTGCTCTTTGGTGGAAACGTCCGAGGAAAACTCAAACGTGCTCTTAATATTACCATGCTTGTCCCGCACAGTGGCTTTGCCGGAAACTCTCCCAACAGACGCTGCAGCTTTCATAGGATACACCTCTACTGTCTAGTGGCGTCAAATAAAACACGTAGCCCGCCCAACCGCAAGAATTTTGTGCCGCTACCTGCCAACAAAAGTATCCTTGCCGCTCGTTGGAACACGCACCGCTGGGCCTTTTTCTCCGGTCGAAGTCACGAAATTCGCGTCCGGCACGAATGCCTCAATGCCTCGCTGGTCGGCACTGGCTGTACCTGAACCAGCCTGCACACTGCTCTCGTTGTTCGGCACGCGGAACTCACCCGCAGAAACAACAGCAACCAGCTTGGCCCTTTCTGCCCTTAGCGCACCGGTTGCCGTGCGAACCACTCTAACCGTGGCGTTTACCGTAGATCGGCTGGCCACCAGTTCCGCTGCAGTGACTATTGCTCTGCGGGACTGGGCGGATATGGCGGCTGGCGCAGCCTGCAGTGCACCTGTTGCACGCACCACACGCCGGGCCGTACCAGTCAAAGCCGCCTGAGTCGCGGCAATGTCGCCAGCAACAACAAGAACCAGCTTCACGCTGCCAGAGACTTTAGCTCTGGCCGCCTGCAGTGCACCGGTGGCTTTTACCGAACGCGATGTGGTGGCGGAAACAGTAGCCTGCCCCGCACGCAACTCACCAGAAGCCCTGATCGCAGAGAAACGTCTTGCGATACCGGACACCGTGGCCGTGGCCGCCTGCAGTGTGCCGCTGGCATGGGCAATACGAATGGCAGAACCAGTGACCGCCGCTTGGCCCGCCGCCAACTGACCAACAGCCTTACGCTTAACACGTGCCGCACCAGCAACGCTGGCCGCCTGCGCCTGCAGCGAACCAAAGCTTGCGCCTGTGCCGAAGAAAGTTGCTTCACCGGCAACGGTAGAAGTCTGCGCCTGCAGCTCACCTTGTGCTGTGAGTTTTCGGGTCGTTGCGCCGGACACCGCCGCTGGCTGTGCTTGCAGTGAACCAGTGGCCGTTATTGTGCGCGAGGCCGTGCCGGACACCGCAGATGTTTGCGCCGCCAGATCGCCTGTCGCCTTGACCTTGCGCGTGGCGGAGCCAACTACCTGCGATCGACTTGCGCGTAATGCGCCGGACACCGTGCCAACAGCGTAGCTCTGACCCGCACCAGTAACAGCAGCATCCTGCGCTGACAATACGCCGGTGGACTTGACCTTTCGAGTGGCCGAGCCGGTGACTTGAGCAACGGCCGCCGCCAACTGCCCAGAAGACTCATGGACAGAATATTCCCGTCCACTACCAGAAACAGCAGCTCGCTGCGCCTGCAGTGCACCGGTTGCTTTGACCTTGCGCGTGGCCGAGCCAGCGACTTGGGCCGTTCCTGCTTGCAGCGCGGCACTGGCCTGACCTATAGAGAACGCATCGCCCGCGCCACTAACTTCAGCACGTTGGGCCTGCAGTGAACCGGTTGCCTTGACCTTGCGAGTGGCCGCGCCGGTGACTTCAGCTCGCTGCGCCGCTAGTGTGCCAGCGGCTTCCGATACGGTGTAGTTGTCACCCGCGCCGGTGACTTCAGCGCGTTGGGCAGCCAGTGTGCCGGCTGCCTTGACCTTGCGCGTAGCAGCACCGGTGACTTCAGCACGTTGGGCCGCTAGTACACCACCAGCCTCAACAAGGGCTTGTGTATCAGCAACGCCCGAAACAGCAGCACGTTGAGCAGCCAGTACGCCGGTTGCCGTCTTGGTAGAAACGCCGTACGTGTTGCTGTCGAAATCTACTGGAAGAAAGCCGCTCCAAGCCTCAGCACCGTTGTTCATCGTGCCGTTAAAAGAGCTGCTGTTTATACCCGACCGCGTGTTGTTGTTGACACCAACACCAACACCGTTAGCGCCTGTCCAGTCGCCTTCGACGTCTTGTGTGCCCAGCGTTGAGCCGTCAGTGGTTTCACCATAACCCAGCGTGATGAATTCTTTGGTGTCGGAAGCAAAAACGTAAATTTTTACACGGCCTATTCCACTTGGCCTTATACACCAATAAATATCAACGGCCTGCCCCGCAAACAGAGTGCTGTCTACTGAGGCAAACGCTGTGTCGTTGTTAGCTGCGGTGTTGTTGCCCTGACCGGCTGCGCCTACCAGCAAACCAGCGCCGTTAAAGGCGAGGCCCATACCGTCACCACCGGCACCTGATTCAATGAGAAGACCTACGGGTGACGCTGGAACATCAACGTCTAGGAATGCAAACGTGACGCTTTCGGAGTCGTTAATGATAGTGCCGTCAGAGAACACAGAACCGGTGTGCCCTTGTGGCTCCGCCCAATCTGCCGTTGGGTAGCCGTCAAATGGTGTGCTGGACAACTCAAGTGTGTCTGCCGCCCCGCTAACCGAAGCAACAGCTGCCGCCAGCACGCCAGAGGCTTTTACCTTGCGAGTGGCCGCGCCGGTGACCGTGGCCGAGACCGCCTGAAGCGAGCCGCTGGCAGTAACAACAACGCTTACAGTAAAAGCACTTGATACAACAACGTTGCTGGCATCAACCCCGTCATACCAAACTGCAGCCAGCTTGTAGCTGCCAGAGATGAGTCCGTTAATGGCATCGCCAGTGAAAGGGTCAGTCGTTACGTCTGGTGCAGGGTCGTTGCCGAAAACGCCGCTTGCTACAGTACCCTCTATGATTTCGGTGTCGGTCGGGTCGGCTTGGCCACTAGGATAAATCGCCCAGTAAATAGTGGGTTCGTAAAGCACAACGAACGTATCACTCACAACAACGTTGCTAGTCGCGCTCCCATCGTCCCAGACCACGGCTGTCTTGTAGCTGACGCCCTGCGCCAACCCGGTAAGAGGGACGGTTGCTGTGTCCGTTACAGTAGGCGATGCCTGACTGAAATGAATGCCATTGGGGACAGCCTCAGTGATGACCTGAGTATCTGTAGGGTCAGCCTGCCCCGAAGGATACGTGGCTACGTAAAGAGTGCCCATTAGAAGGTCACCGAAACATCAAGGCTTGCGGAGTTTGCAGTAATACCGCTCACCGTGGGCGCGGAGAGTGTTGGTGTGGTTATTACAGGGCTATCAGGTGCAGAAGACCCATCCGTACCAAACCCCACGTTATCAAATCCAGTAGGCCAGTCGCTGCGAGAGCTTTGGAACCCCATTTTGCCCGCTGTTTGTATGCGGTCTACGCTAGTATCAACAGATGTTTGCGTCCACGAGAAAGGTTCTGCTGTACCAACAAGCCACTCTTTCCATTCTAGCGTTACCGTAGTTGTACCGCTGACCCTTGCACGGACATTAAAAAACCCCGGCTGGCTAATGGGCACAACCATCCCATAATAGTCAAACCTGAAATTGGAGGCAGGTATGACTCGACGAATTTCAAGGGCTGACTGAAGGCGGTTAAAGTAATAATAAGATGAAAAATCTCCCGCCACCCTCAAAGCTAGACCACTATTACTGCTAGAGTTTGATGATTTGAATAAGCACCTAATTTCAGAGTCTACAGAGGCAGGAACAGCAACAGGTACGGAGATGCCGTGCGTATCTGTTACTGTCTTAAGCCTGTAAACCCTAGAACCTACTGCCGCAGAATTATCATCGACAATTATCTCATCCGCTGCGCCATCAGAGGTTTCTGTGAAGAACAGCGGGTCGATAGCACCTATTGGCTGATCTTCAAAATCGTAGTAAAACTGAGCCACTAAACCCTACCCCTTAAACAGTGATCGTGACGTTGGGAACCGCAGAAAACTCTGTGATGCTTGACGCGAAAACAGTGGAAAGGGTTGGCACAAGCGACCCGGCGACCTCGGTAAAGTTGACCATAGTTACAATCCAACTTCTCGTACTAACTATACTGAACTCTATGTATTGCGTATCTGGGGCAAAGTAGACACCGGAGTAGACCTGTAAACGGTTACTGTCTGTATTTGGGTGTTTGTCTGTGTTAACTAAAAAGTATTCAGCGTCAGATGCACTCTGCATACTGAAAACAAATTGATTTCCTCCCGCGTATGCGTTCACAGCGAACACAATAGACAATGCTCTATTAGCCGTAGTTTGTGTTAATGAGGTCGTTGTGGCTGTACCCGTCGAAGACACCGTATCAGCAAACGTAAAATCCACAGCTGTCTTGTAGGCGAGCACCAACGCTTCCATACGTGCTGCTGCAGACTGGGTAAGTGTCAATGATGTTCCCGCCTCGCTACCGTCAGCAATCTTCCACATGACACCACTACGCTGAGAGGCAATACCGTATATAACATCGCCGCTTTTTGTGTATCCAGCAGGGGGATTGATTGTGGCCCTTGCGTAGTATGGGACTAATATCAAGTCGCCCGCCTGTATTCTTGGGTCTATAGATACCGTTAACGATGTTCCTGAAGTCACAAAAGACGTTTTTGTCTCTGCGCAGCGCAGCTCCAAGAAGTCTATCGGTACAGGTGCCGTTGGGGCAGAACTTGCTCCTGTGCCAACAGCGTATTCAATGTAATTATGTACAGTGCCGGTAAAAGCGTTCATACAGATGCCGACAGCCCCTGCTTCGGGTATATCTGTATCTGTAGCAGTCAGTCCCCAGCCAGCTGGCTCAGGGTCTACATCAGCCCACGCCTTTACCGAGAGCGCGGAGCCTATAACAGAAAACCGAACGCACAAATCACCCGTAGTGGGCAACGCAGCAAGAGCTAGGCTAGTAATTACGGTCTCTGTGCCGTTTACATATTTTGCTATTTCAAGAACATTGTCCCCCACACCAGCATAGTAAAAATGGGTGTCGCTGTCTGTGTTGGACGAGTTTTTTGCCTTATCCGCCCGTGCCGCCAAGAAAAAAGAAGATGGCACATCACCAGAAACCAAACGAATTTTGGCGTACAGCTCAACGTCTGCTGTATCGGGTAAATTATCATACGTGGCCAATTTACGTGAGCTGTTAATTGCTACTGCTAAGTAGCGTGTAGCGCCGTCTTGGATTATGTTCCAGCCAACTATCGAGTACCAAACGCGCGGCGTCCATTCGGCTATGGCGGGGTAGACATCTATCCCGCCAAGAGGATTGTTATTGAAGTCTGTGAAATACTGGGCCACATTTTACTCCCCAAACACACCGTAAGGGTTGTCCAAGCTAAGCGCCCATCCCCGGTTCTCATGAGCTATGCGACACTCATAGATTCCCACAGCAGCCACATTACGCAAAAACCCTACGTTCTGGCTTCGGTTCGTTCTGGGGTTGATGCCGCGTATAACAGGCGAATGCTCTGGGCAAGTCGCCGTAGAGGTGGCCAACACAAATCCTGTTTCGTTCGGCGTTACCGAAACTGTAGGGCACTCGTCCCGCAAAGTGAGCACCGTGTACAAAAGCGTGCCTGCAAATGGATACTGTGCCTGCTCTGCATCGGCAATCAGCTGCGCCTTGAGCACACCAAGCTGAGCGGCATTGTCCGGCAACAGGGTGATCAGCATATCCAGCATGCGTATGTTGGACTGACCCGCTGGGTCAGAAGGCGCAAAGTTAAACTCGCCCTCGGCACGCAGCCTGTCCATTAGCGCAAGGCAAATGTCTCGCGCAGGGTGATCAGGGTCTTCTGCTGTGTCTGATAAGACGCCATAAACCCCCGCCCCAGCAACCAGCATGGTCATTACGTTGGCGGTGTACAGCACAGGCTGCTGCACGGTGTAGTTCAGAGCCTCCTGCAAAGCAACCGCGTTGTCAGTTGAGGCCATGGCCAGAAATTCTTGCAGGGTCATACGTACCACCTCTTTTTGCCGTTACGAATGGCGTAGGCTCTGATAAAACCCCGCGACCTAATAGATGCCGCAAGGGCACGACTCTTTTCTAAACCGTTCAGCCGCTCACCAGCCATAAGTTTGGCAAAGCCGCCGCCTTCGTCTATCAGCACAACAGTGAACTCAGTAGGAGACAGTCCGAAAACTGCAGCGTCCTCAAGGCCCCGCAGCAGCCAAACCGTCTCCGCAAGCTGCTCCCACTCAACTACCACAGGGCCGCTGCGGCCGACAGAGCAAGCGCCACCGCGACAGTCCATAGCACATAGCAGCCGAGAAAGAGCATCCCGTACTCAGCGGTTGAGAGAAGCAACAGAGGCTTCCGTTGCATCGTCAACGTGCTTTTTTACGGTAGCCATGATGTCGTAAAACATCGGAATCTGCTCCGACAGCTGCTGATCTTTGGTTTCAAACGACTGGTAGTGGGTGTCTTGCATGTAGACGACATCACCGTTCCCGGCCTCGATAGTGACTTTGATGTAACGTGACATTTTACTTCTCCTTGGAGTAGTTGTTGTTGATACTGCGTATCTCTTGAAAGAGCCGCTGAAAATCTTCCCGCGTCTCCTTACGTATAACTTCCATTGCTTCGGTCTGCTTGTCAATCTGTTTGACAATGCTTCCCTGATCTTTTGCCGCTTGGGTGGCTACGCGAGTGATGCTCTCCGTGTTTCTGTCCACGCGAGAGCCGACAACTGCCACCTCGCCTTTCAGCCCAGTGATTTCAGTGCCAGTAAGATACCCGGCATACACAATGGTAGCGAGCACTGTAAGCATGCCAATAAGCTCTTTGTAACCCAAGCGCCTTATCTCCTGTTGAACGTTTTCTGGCACTTCTTCCACGGAACGGCCTCCCTGCAGCATTGGCTATGTGCGGGGAGTGTAGCACATAGGTCAGCGCTAAACGCGAGCCTCAAGTTCCTCTATTGTGAGCGGACGACCTGATTGGTCTACCATGTCACGCATCGATAACTTGCCTTCTTTCCAGATCGCATGCTTCCGCTTTCCCAGCACTTCGATCTGTTCTGCTTCGGGTAGGGACTTGAACCACTGATCGTAGCTTATGTCACCGGCAACAGGGCCGTCTTTGCTGGACTGCATGCCAACAAAGGTCTTATCGATTTCCAATATCGGCACCAGCATGGAACGGCAATTCCAGTGCCATGGCGGTGGGCCGGGGAACTTGTCTGTTGTGCCGTCCATAGGCGAGCCGTCTACTTCCCAGTGCATGCCTGACCGAGCGCGGCAGAGGGCAGAGGTGCGCAAGTCCAGTGTGGCCAACACCCGATACCCCTTAATCAAATCCTTGTGCGCCTCGTACATTTCAAAGCGTGCGGCGTTGGCCACGGACATAACAGAGGTGCGAATCTGGGCCTCAGCGTGTCGGCGTAGCTGGCCGCTGGCCTCGCGCCACTCGCGCACCATGGTGCCGTTGTCCTTACCAGTCAGCACGCCAGCACGAACGATGTCAGCAAACCGGCTGTAAGTAGCCCGCCTCTGCCTTCCCCACCACTCAGCGGCCGGCGCACCCATGACCAAAGCCCTGCGCATTACGGACTTTGAAAACGCTGCGGACACCGTGTTGGTGGCGATCGCCGTGCCCATCACCGCATTGATCTGGCCAGCAGCCACCGTGGCTTCAAGCTGTATCAAGCGGAAATTATCGCGCAAAGCCCGCTTCTCAGCAGCACTCAACGCTTTGTTGGTTTCCGACTCAGCCAGCGCAAGCAGCACTTTGAATCGCGTGTTGTCGCTGCGCTGGGAAATCATGCCAACCAGAATCGTTTCGAGGCGCACCAGTTCTTTCAAGGTTTCGCCCCGCACACCCTCTCCGAAGCGCTGCAGGTCAATCGTATGGCGTATGACCGCTCGCGCTATTTGGTCGTCTCTGGTCATTCATCTGACCCATCGATCGGCGGCACACTGGTCGGCATCTGCATGGCGATCTTGTCCAGCTCATCTTCCACCGTCCGCCCGTCAGGCACCAGCTCGCCTTGCTGCAGGTTGTAGAACAGGGTTTCGTAGCTGATTGCGCCGCTCATCCATGCGCTTACCAGCGCCGTCATAGCAGTAGGCTCAAGGTGCGTATCGATGAAGTCTGTGTTGAAGTCTGCTGCTATGTCGGGTTCTTGGACGCCCTGCCAGTTTAACCAGTACGTGACCAATGTGGTCAGCGACTCACCGGCAGCAATGGCCAGCGAAGACAGCGTGCTGGTTTCTGCTGATTGGCCTATGCGTGCTGTTTCAGCGGTTTCCACTTGTCGGCGCTGAGCACGCAGCATGCGCGAACCCATGGCGGCCATTTGCTCCTGCTTTTCGGCCAACGCGACCTGCAGTGAACCAAGGCCAGCCCCGGTAAACTCCAAGAATCCAGCGCGCGCACTGGGGTTGGACGATACCCAAGCCACCTGTGAGCCTACTTTCAGCTCTTGGTCAGTGTCGAAGCCAGCGACCCACGCAGTCGGCAAACCAGTGAAGTGCCGCCCGTGCTCCAAGTCAGCCGAGGTGTGGTAATGCGACTCGTTGATGACGGCAATGGATGACAGCACCGGCTCATGAACAGTGGGGTCATTGCCGTTGGGGGTGAAGAAAACGAACGGAATGTAGTCCAGCGGTTCGCCTGTGTTTAGGGGGACGGGGCTTTCGGTCAGGTTGTACACCAGCTCATTGCGGCCGTTGATCGTGCCCTCAAAAACCGACTGCACATACACGCCGTCCACAAGCTCAAGAACGCGGTATCGCGTGCCTTCTTCAAAGCCGAAACGCTCAAGGTCACGAACATAAGTCTCCCGCAAAACAATCAGCGTCAGCCTGTACTTGTCGTTTAAGCGCTCAAACCGCCAGTTGATGATGTCCTCCGCCTTGTACTTCACGAAGTAGATGCCGCCGCCGTCAGAAGCACGCGCCCGCTCAACAAGCACACCACAGCGAGACACTGAAACCAGTTCTTCCATCACAGAACGCACGAACGCCGCCATGGAATAGCCGTCCAATGTCACCTGCTTAAAGCTGTCCAGCTGTTCTTCAGTAAGACCCGTAAACTGCACCGGCTTGCGCATGATAGCGCCCAGCAATGCTTGGTGCGTGCGCTTTGTCGCTTCAAAGTAAATGGCGCGGCGCTTATACTTTTCGTAGTCCTGCTTGGCTTGGTCGTCACTTTCATCGCCGAGCATTGGCAGAAACACCGTGCCCTTGCTCTTAATAGCCCGCGACCCAGCAAGGTGCGTTCGCATCCACTCCCACACAACCTTGTAATCTTTGTATTGGGGGTGCTCTGTCGTCACCGAGTTGTCGGTCATTGCGTTGGCCTCACAAGCCTTTGAGTTTCTGCACTTTAATCTCCCGCACCAAATTCATCAACCGATAGCGCACTTCGTCTGCCAAGTGATCTTCGGTGTTGGTGTCGAGGTCGTCTAGGTCTTTGGGATTTCTGGGTGCCACGGGGATAGTACGCCAAAACTCCCTGCAAGTGTCGAACACGACAAAAGCTGGCTCATCAATGATAGCCTTTCCAGCGGCCGTCATCATCTTGCGCATGTTCTCCCAGCCGGTCTTACGCGACCCCGGCCTCTTGTCACAAGGCTGCCACTTCACGCCAGCATTGGACATAGTGTCGGCAATGCTCACGCCGTCTTCTGCGTTGTATATCGAGGCGTCAGCTGGCCCAGCTTTGATGGGCTGGCCCGAAAGGTAGTTCTCTTTGATCGATGCCTCAATTTCCAGAATGCCCTTGGAAATGTCCTTGGCCAGCATGCGAAGTCCCACGTTCGGCTCGCCGGTGTAGCCATACCATTCGGCAATGCGGAAGATTGTTCCACGTGGAACAGTTAGGAACGGGTTGCCGTCACGGTCGTATGCCACGCTGCCATCGCTCTCGGCGTACCAGCCAACAGAGAATGGTGCGCTGCTGCCCCAGTCAAACGCCCTGTCCACGCGCCAGCTCGCTGGAATGCGGAACGGCGAACACTTGCTGCCGTAGCCCCAAACACGGCCCGCATACTCATGCGGCGTGCGCATATCCAGCACATCGTCAAACATGCCGCCGGCGACAATGTTCCAATCACCCTCAATCCACGCGCGTGTCAGCCACTCTGGCCCAGACTCTTTCAGCCTCGACAGGTACATGGGGTCATTGAGCGCTAGGGCGGGGTTGTCTTTGAACAGCGAGGGAATGAACACCCTGCGCCGGTAGTCGTTCATGTCCTCGTCAAATTCTGCAACGACCTCGTAAGGCCGAGCAGGGTCAACGTAGCGGCGCTTCACCCAGTTGTGGCCTACGCCACCCGGGTTGCCAGTCAACAGAAAGCGTAAGCCGTTGGCCGGAACGTAAGCCGAGCGCAAGCAAGCACGGAGCTTGTTGATCGGCCCCGCACTAGGCCAGTTGGTCACTTCGTCAAACGCCATCCAGCTGTACTGGTGACCTTGGTACAGGTCGGCGTCAGTGTCGCGGTTCAGGTGTCTGAATTTGAGGACGGCACCATTGGGCATAATCATGTGAGGCCCGCCACTGCGCCACTCACCGCCCAACGGCACGCAAATCTTCTGCGCAGCGTCCATCACTTCTTCAAGTTCTTTGTAGGTGCGGCGGAACAGGATGCCTTTGCTGTTGCCGCCATGGCGGCCGGAGTGAACAACCCAGTCCAGCAACACCCCGAAAGTCTTACCGCCGCCGCGTGCACCGCCAAAGAAAACCTCGGCAATGGGGCAGGAGACTAGGGCTGTTTGTGGCCCAGCTTGAACCTTGAACAGGGCTTCGCGTTTTTGGCGATCATCAAAATCACGGGCCTGTTCCATTCACGCCCTTCTCCGGTGCGAATGCCGCTTCCCACGCTTCCTGCTCCATGGCAGCTGGCGCTTCGACCACGTACTGAGTCTCGGTGACAGTGCTCTCGGTCTTCTCGGCGCGGTTTTTGCGGGTCATTTCGTACCAGCGAATAGCGTGCATGTCGCCGCTCTTGGCCTTCTTCACCAGAGCATTGGCCACCAGCATGCCCACGTTGGCCTCGCCAAACTCGTAGGCTTCGTAGACAGATGGGAACATCTTTGCTCGGTCATAGAACGTATCCCGCGCAAGACCAACCAACGTTGCAATTTCGTATTTGGGTAATCCCATGCCGGCGCAGGCTTCAACAAGCTGCAGGCATGCTTTAGTGGGGGAACCGTCTTTCTCCCAAAATGGCAGATCACCTGCTTTGGGTCGTCCCGGCTGCTTTAAAGTATCACCACGTTCCACAATCAACGTCTCGTATCAAGGGAAAAAGAAAAGCCGCCAACCATCACGGTCAGCGGCCTACTGCTTGCTGCTTAGTTCCGAATCGGACTCGGCAGGTTGTTGCTGAACAGCGTTGCGAAACGGGCTGGGGTTACGTTAATCCCAGCGTTCTCAAGGTCTGATAGCTCACGGTTTGTATCTCGCGCAGCTGCACGAATTTCAGCGGCACTGTTACCAGCGGCATCAGCGGCCTCCGCCAATTGAGTCAAAGCAAAGTCGCGGTCTGCCACGTTGCCGGTTGCGTTTACTGCACTTGTTGCGCCACGTCCCATATCAAAATCCCCGTTCTGTCCCAATATCCATTGCGGCTGTCGCGCGGTTAGTGACGCCAACGAACCGTACTCCATGTCTTTTACAGATTTCCTGCCCAAGGGTCAAGCCCCGCTCGCCACCATACACCAACAGTGTCTCTGGCTTCAACAAGTCTAGCCCAACACCAATGCTCGCACGGAAGTCATCTTCGTCCACGCCCTTGCCGCCTTCGCCGGACTTCAACGTACGCCCGCCAACCGTCTGAATCTGGCAGGACAGGGTGGGGGCACGCTCTGGAATCGGTGCACAGCAGCCCTCAACGCTATCAAGGTTCCACTCACAGAGGCTTGGGATTACGGGGAGTCCGGCCATCTGCCAGTACAGAGCACAGTAAAACGATCGGTACACGGCCCACAGGTTTTTTGGCAGCGGCCAGCCGTCCATGCGCGTGAAGTCAGGCATGGTCAGCGCGTATGGCCCAGCGTTAAGGAATCGCTGAGTGTTGTCCCGCAGCTTCGACCACACACGCTCAAACCGCACATCGTCAATGTAAAACGAGATTACGGTGTCTGCCGGGTTTAGTCCCTTGGTCGATTCTCGCCCAAACAGGTGGTAGTGCATCTGGCCTTGGCCCAGCGGTGGTGTGCGGTGCCGATTCATCCACACCACCATTTCCTCTGGTATGTGGGGAATGTTCTTGGATAGGAGGCGGGGCAGCTGGTACGGCCCAACGCAGTCGCTGGCGTGCAAAGCAAGGGACTCTTTCAGCTCACGCATGCCAAACGACTCAGTGCCCGCATCCTCAAACTCGTCCGGCGCGTCTTCCTCCGCCTCAAAATTAAGCAGCTTATCCAGCTCTTTCTCGCTGAATCCCATGTCTGAAACGTCAATGCTTTTGCTGTCCAAGTCCCGCAAAATCTCGGCCACAGCATCGAAATCAGAGCCTGTCATAGCGTTGGTTTGGTTGTCAGACAGGAGAAACTTACACTGGGCCTCATCGCTCAAACCAGCGACTGTGATAACAGGACATTCCACATCGCCCCGCTTCTTGTGAGCCATCCACCGGCCGTGGCCAGCAAGTATGACACCCTGCTCGTTCACAACAATGGGCTGTATTGACCCCTGCGTGTTGTCCATCGACTTAGCAATACGATCGATCTGCTTGTCAGTATGGATTTTGGCGTTCTTGGGATGGGGTTTCAGGGTGATCGGGTCACGCATTTCAATTTGCATTTGGAGCCTCCGGTATTACACGCGCGTAGGAAAAAACGCAGTGAACAATAGAAAAAGTTTACGCTAATCGTCCGCGCGAATTAAAGCGGATAATATTATTTAGATACGGTATCACTGTTAAGTCCTTGTTTTAATTGAAAGCATCAGTGTTTTACAAAAACAACGAACATTTATTATTGTTCGTTACGTTTTCCCCTACGCGCGCGTTACCGCAACAATTTTCTTCCACTAGCGACCACAGCCAAGAAAACTTCCCAATTGACCGAGCCTTCCCAGTGGTGGCGGGAGAGCGCATATAACTCATCAAACGGCACATGCCCCAGCAGCTCAAACTGATCTTCAAACAACAGGAACGTGCTGTCGATGCGCCAGAACAAAAAAGTCTGCGGCCACGTGGTCAGGAACCGGCGTTGCTCAATCGTGAAGTGCGGCAGCTGTTGCACCCTCCCCGCCTTAGCCTCCTTGGGAGAAAATTTCAGCTCCACCCACGCGGTTTTGTCATTATGGGTTTTGATTGCCACATCAGGGATGCCGGGGGAGAATTTATCCTCAAATCGCTGATAAACCACGTCCCTATCATTAAACACCCTGCGCATACTGCCCCAAAGCCCGCTCTCGCTCACAGGGAAGCCCTCACCCAACGTTCGTCACCCAACTGGTACGAAGGTAGCGCCCCCATGTCTAAACGCGCCACAGCGCCCCAATTAGCCCCAGCCTCAACATCAATAATTAACGGCACTCTCAATCCCTCGTAGGTTGTTTCCATAATGTGAACCATTTCCCGCAAAGCCTCGCAGTGTATCGGTGAAGTCAGGTCAACAGAATTGTCCAATTCATCGTGCACAGTCAGGTAAGGCACGCCGATCACATCAAAGATGCCAGCGCGCTCGCACTCGACCATGGCTTTTTTCATCACGTCCGCCGCCCCGCCCTGAATCAGGGAGTTCAGCGCCTTGTAAGTAAAAGCCCTCTTAATCGCCTTGCCGTAAGCCTCTTTGGCGGCGTCATGCGACAGGGCAGGGCGTTTGTCGTCAAATTCTCGCGGTTCCCACAGATCAAAATGCCGCACACGGCCGCCGATAGTGGTGAGCACGCCGTCTGCTTCGGCTTTGGCCATGACTCTTCGGGACAGCTGTTTAATGTACGGTGCGCCTTCGTGGAACGCCTCAAACAGCGGCTCGGCTTCGGCAACGTCCATGCCCATGTTCGCGGCCATTAAATCTTTCCCCATACCATAAGTGTTGGACACCAGTTTTCCGTTGCACGTGAATCGGTGCAATGGCCCCGCATTCACGACATCGTATACCCTGACCTGTTCCGCAGGTTCTCCGAACGTGTCACCAGCCGCAGGTTCGACAGTTCGTAGTGGCCGTTGTTGTCTATCCTGTCCACTTCCAGCTTGCCGTTCGTGAATTCCACATTCTGCGCCAGCGCCCAGTGAATGAATTCCTCCCTTGTCATGCGTAGCTGAATCCCCCGCTCTTTGTACCGCCGGACGCTGTGCGGTTGTGCCGTACCACTCACGCAGCGTTGGCGCATCGCATCGTACCGCTTGCTGAGTATCACCGCAGACTTCGCATCGCCGTACTTGCTCGGACGACAGCAGTTCACTGCCCCCTTGCGCGCGTTGTCCACGTAGACTTCTCTCGGCTTGCCACAGCGGGGGCAGTTGATCACTGCCTTCCAGTTTTTCCCACGTGTCACCGACAGTACCGTAAACCCCAATAGGGTTAGCTCCGTCTCCACTTCGGCACAGGTTTTCGCCTTCGGATGCCGCGCACCCGAGACAAACTGTCCTGCCTGATTCCGTCCAGACTTTGTGGTCTGGCGTTCCAGTAACTCCGTCATACGTCACTACCTCGCGTATTCCCATGTCCACCACACCATCGTGGCTCACCCACTCTACTCCATCCCATACTTTATGCCTAGTGGTGAGTTTTTCAATCGGAACCTCGCCCGAATCCGTCAGCACCAAAGAGCCTTCGGCAACACACATGCCAAGCCATATCGCTTTAACTTGGTTGCGGTTTAGGTTGTCGGGCATGGATTCCATCATGCCGTTGTAGCAGTCCAGCAGTGGGTCGTTGGCGTACGCGGTGACCACCTGTTTAGCGTCTGGGCCTCTGGCATAGGACAGCAGCAGGCGTGGCTCGATTTGTGAGTAGTCGAGCTTGACCCATGACTGCCCTTCTTCGGGTCTGTAGAGGGTTCGGATGGTTTTGCCGACTTCGCTGCGTGCTGGAATTTGCTGCAGGTTAGGCAAGCTGGAACTCATGCGGCCGGTCACCGTGCCATATTCATCGCCTTTCAGCTGGTTGAACTGACAGTGAATGCGCCCATCGACCAGATTGGACAGAATCGAATTTTCCAGAAACGTGCTGCGCATTTTGTCGTACTGCCGTGCCCGCAAAACAGCCTCTGCCACAGGATGATGATGGCCGGACAGGAATTCTTTGGTGAAGCTGGGCTTGCCAGTAGGTGTGCGGCGATATTTCAGGCCCAGCTTGTCAAAGAGACGGGCTAGGCTGGCAGCGGCCCAGACTTCGACACCCATGCCGCCGTTCAGGTGTTTCAGTTGTGCCAGTGTAGTTTCTAGGCGGCGCGTAAACAGCTCTTTCATGGATTCCGCATCTAGCCTATGCACAGGTACTCCCCGCCGCTTCATCTTCAACAGCAGCGGTTGCAGGGCGGTTTCCAGCGCCCATACCTTCTGCGGCACGATCGGTAGCTGCAGCTGCAGGATTTTCAGCGGTAAAACTACATCGGATATGGCGTAGTCATTAACAATGGACGCAGGACAGCGCCAGATATTACCGGCTTGGGCTTTGCGGGTTGCTTTGCCGCCGAACCGGCGCGCGGCGTATTCATACAGCATTTCATCGTTTTTGCCTTCGTCCAGATACTTGCGCGCCAGTGTTTCCAGCGAATAGCTGCGCTGGTTTTCGTCAATCAGCGCCTCCGCCACTTGAATATCGCACCACTGCCCAGTGAACCAGACGCCCCACTCCGCCAGATAGTCAAAGTCATACAGCAGGTTAGTGCCCGTAACCGGCACACCGCTCGCCGCCAGCGCCTTCAAGCGGCCAATGACATCGACCAGCGGCATGTTCTCCGACTCAGGGTGCTTGACCGGCAGGTATTCAGCCTCAATCGAGCCGTCATCGTGCAGCACAGCAATGGCTACGCCGACCACAAACCCACCCCGCCGTACGCCGGCACCCTTGGTTTTCAGGTCGTCATCACGTGTTTCAGTGTCAATCGAAATCAGTTGCATGGTGCCCAGTCCTTGTACCGCCGCCGAAAACTGGCCGCGCTCGAGTAGCCAAAATACGCATGGTTATCAATGGGCCGCCCGCCCACGTCCCCCAGCCGCAGCCGCTTTTCTTCGTTCACCAGCTCCCTGAAACTGGTGCCTTCATTCATCAGCCACCGCCGCAGGCTTCTTGGGCTTGTCCCGTACTCCGCCGCCACGCTTTGCAGGTTTGTCTGTGTCAGGTCGCAGTTCTTCAAAGCCTTTGTGACAAAATCCCTTGCGCCACCCACGGAGCCAGTCAGCTGATTTTCCTTTTTCGATCCACTCTTGTTCACGTTTCGCTCCCCACCGTTTAACTGGCGCTTTCATAGTTTGTAGAAGGCTTCGGTGATCGGTTGCACGATCACTAGCCGCTGTTTGGCGCGGGTTGCGCCGACATAAAACACCCTGTGTTCGTTATCTGGTGTGGTGTACTGCTCGTCCAAGCAAGCTTTGGACACGTCCGCCATGAGCATGACGTTATCGGCCTCGCGGCCCTTGCTGGCATGAATAGTCATGACGTTGATACGCGGCTTTGCGGGGTGTTCGCCGTTGCGCAGGCAGGCTTGGGCATAGCGCCTGTCATGGTGGCTGATCGCATCCAGCGAGTCGAACCACGCGGCCGTCTGGTTCACGCCCCAACCCACGCGCAGGTCTTCCAAGGTATACACGCCGTTGTTCAGGGTGAAGGCTCTGGCCGGCACAATCCCGTGCCGAAACAGCGCTTTGACTTGTGCCGCAGTGAGCGTGCCGCCCTTGCGCAGCTGCTCCCAATTCATGATCGTTGTCCACAGGTCTTTTTTGTGCAGCGCCCCACTGTTGTTGAACACAATCCCCCGTTCCTCAAGCAGCTCAATGTACGTGTTCAGCAGTCGCCGGTTACGCGCTAACAGCAGCCAGTCGCCCTCAAAGGTTTGGCGAGACATCGCAAACCCCGAAATATGATCAACCGAACCAATCTCGTTCTTAGGGTGAAACGCTTTTTCGTAGCGCGTGCTGATACGGTCGCCGATGCCTTGGGCATAATCGAACACGGCCTTGGGCAGGCGGTAGGATTGTTCCAGCACCTGAGTCTCGTCCACTTTGTCATCCAGCCCCATAAATCGATTGATAGAAGCCCCCGCCCACAAGTGAATGGTCTGGTCATCATCGCCGCCGTAATAAACATCAGGTACGCCCATAGCCATGCTGTCTATCACACGCCACTGTAGCTCGGTAAGGTCTTGTGCCTCGTCCACAATCAGCACCTTGACGCCAAGCCCCCGCCTATTCCTGCAGTACATGGACAGCATGTCCGTAAAATCAAGCTTGTGGTTGGCGTCTTTGTATTTCTTGTAAAGGGTCGCGTAGCGGCGCAAGAGGTGCGGCGACAGTTCTGGTGCCAAGTCCTGTGCACAGTCTTCCAAACCAATACAGCGCACTCTGGCCTGTTCCTCCACAAACCGTACCAGCTGGCCCGTCCCCTGCTCGTCTTCAAAGTCGCCGTGCAGCTTGTAGTTAAACTCGCTGGACAGTTCCTTCCAGTCACCGTGCTGCATGGTCTGGTTTCTGGTAATCCCCAGTTCTGAATAACACAGCGCGTGAATCGTCTTAAAGTAAGGCAGCTGGTGTTCTTTGAAACCGAACCTCGCCATAGCCCGCTCTTTAGCTTCATAAGCCCCAGCACGTGTGAACGTGACAAAGGCAATCTCGTTGGGCTTAACGCCAGCAGCCAGTTCATCTTCAACAATAGACAGCAGCTTGGTTGTCTTGCCAGTTCCCGGTGGCCCCAATATAAGTTTTCGCATTACAGTTCTCCGTAAGTGTGTTTCGCAGTGTGACATTTAGGCCGTGCTATGTCGAGCGGTTTCTCCACGACACGCCGAATTCACGCGCGTGCCAGTTGTAGAAAGACTTTTCGTGTTTGAACCCCAAGTACCCGCAAAAATACTTGGGTGGATGCTCACCATCAAAGCCTCTCAGCGCCTCGCGGCGAGCCATGTTGCGCAAGTCTCTAAAACAGGTGCCTCTGGCTTGCAGGTCACGCTGCAGCGAATCCATGGTGCGGCCGCATGCGGCGGCGTAGTCTTCGATGTTGTTGGGTATCACTGGCATGGCCAGCATTACACTCAGGTGCGCTCGAAAACATGCCATACCAGTCCTCCATCTTGCACGGTGCCTATGTAGGTGCCGGGGTTTTTGGGCATTGGGTGCCCAGTGCCGTAAACCTCAAACATTCGGTCTTGTCTGGTGTTCGCGGCCTCGTCACACAAGGCCCACAACACAACAGCCGAACCTTGGACGCCCACGGACAGAACGCGGGATTCGCTTGGCATGTTGGTATGGTTCACGCCGTCTAATACGTATTTATAAACAATCATCGTTGCTTCTCCTGTGATTTAATAAAACCCATGACAAGCCCATCAAGGCGCGTGTCCACGGTGAAGTGCTCTGGCATGTAGTTGCGCCGGTAGATACACGCCCACCCCGGCACGCGCATTTTTATCTGCAACGCTTGGTACTCGCCCTTGGGTGGTCTGTGCTGAATACCCTGTGCGTCCAGCCACTGCTTAAATTCTTCAAGTTTGGTTCGGTGCAAAAGTGCGCGGCTCATTCGCCTTGCTCCAATTTGTCCAATGGTCGGCACAGCACATACCTAAAGTTTTCTGGGCCGTGATCTTCCAACAGCATTTCGCGGGCTTCTAGGCAGTCTTCTTTGTTGGCGTAGTGGACATTGCGCGTCATGCCGCACATCAACCAGCCGGTTGTGCAAACAGAGAGTATCCACGTCATGATGCGCACTCCGGTCGGTCATCATCGTTTGTATCCCACGCAAGGTCGCACTTCACGCACACGGTTTGGTCGCTGTACTGCACTGCTTCACACAGCTTTGGTGCGGGCCTGTAGTGCTGCCGTTTCAGCTTTATGTTCTCGACTTTTAGCGCCGCTATGCGCTCACGCAGTGCGTCAATTTCACCGTCCAGCACATTCAAGCCCTCCCACCGGTCGCTGAGCGAAGCCTCAAGCTCTGCTATACGGGCCGCTGCTTCTTCCATAATTGATTCAGTCCGGCATCGCCCAACACCGTCATAACATGATGTTGGGCGGGTGAGTTCGCTCATTAAGTTATCCATCACTCTCTCCTGTTAGGTGGGGCTGTATAGCTAGACTGAATTACCCACGCACGACAGTCATTCCACCCCGTGCTGTAATCGCTGTCGTCTATGCGCTTTTCCGGCACCGCGCTGGTGGGTGGGCTTTTCAGTTCAGCAAGCTGGGCCTCAAGCTCTGATATGCGGTGCTCCATTACAAGCATGGAGTCGTCCTTTGCGGCATCCTGCTCCAGAAGCTCTGCTATGCGCTCACGCAGTGCGTCAATTTCACCGTCCAGCACAT